GCACATTTTTCATCGCCAATGCTTCCGGCCGAGACGCCGCCGCATACACCGCTCTATGTATGTCTGGAATTACCGGAATGGACGGAACTTCACACCTGTCCTTTGCTTCGGAGAGTGAGCAGTCGGAACAGTCGGAACAGTTGGAACAGCGGTAACAGTAGGAACATGCGGAACATCTGGAACAGAGTGAACAGCGGGAACAGTGGTAACAGTAGGAACAATTGGAACAGACGGAACAGTGGTAACAGTTGGAACAGTCGTAACAGTCGGAGCAGTTGGAACAGTTGGAACATTTGGAACAGCGGTGACAGTAGGAACAGTCGGAACAGTCGGAACAGACGGAACAGTCGGAACAGTCGGAACATTTGGAACAGCGGTAACAGCGGGAACAGCGGTAACAGCCGGAGCAGTCGTAACAGTCGTAACAGCCGTAACAGCCGGAGCAGTCGGAGCAGTCGGAGCAGTCGGAGCAGTCGGAACAGTCGGAACAGTGGTAAAGACTGTCCAGTGCTTTTCGCGCGACCTCCAGTGATCCCCACTTCTCCACCGAACATCGGTTCCCATTGTCGTCTGTAATCCAGTTCATTTCTCATCCTCTCCGCTGTCGTCCGCCCGCTCTTCTGCCTCTTGCAGCCGTGCTTCCCTCAGGATTCGGCGTTCATCAGCGGCCTCGGGGTCATCTTCGTTGCGGCCAAGTTTCCAATTGTCGTAGCTCATTTGGTTCATCCTTTGAAGAGATGTATCGTACATCGCCATTCCTTGCGCCCTCGCAACTTGGCAGGCAAAGTCGAAGATCGCACTCATGGTTCACCATTTCACCGGGACATCGTATCCCGGCGTCCATGTCTCGCGGCTGTAGTTGCGGCTTAGGTGCGATTTCATGCCGGCGTCCAAGCTCTTACGGGTGCGCCACAGGCACCATCGCAAGGTGGAGACCACGCCGAGCAGGAACGATAAAATTATCAGGACTATGGTCATTTAATTTTTCCTTTCCGGCTCGGTCGCACTCGTGTCACCACCTTTCTGCACCATCGCCCATTCCTCGACGATGCGCCGCACCAATCCTCCGATGGTTTGCAGCCTGGCCCGGGCTGTTTTGGATATAACCCGGTAGGCTTGCGGGTGGATTCTTATGGTTACGACTTCTGTTGTTTCTCGCCTAGTTGTTTCTCGCATAAGGCCAATATTACTCTCGCATCGTTACTATTGTCAATAGTCAAGCGAGAAAAAGATTTTCAGAATACCCCTTGCATTTTTCCCGGCGATGTGATTTAGTAAGAATGTCGTGTTTTTCTCCATTGGGGGCTAGGACTGCGAACCTGGCTCCCCTCCTCTTTTCGCAGAGAGGTCTTTTGTGGCTAGAATCAGGACGATCAAACCGGGCTTCTTTCAACACGAGGAACTATCATCTTTATCTGCGGAAACTCACCTGCTTGCGGCTGGGCTGCTTTGCCACGCCGACGATGCCGGTTTGTTTCTTGCTCACCCGAAGTTAATTCAGGCCGCTGTCTTTCCGCTTCGGGAACTCTCCGGTAATATTCCGGAGGAACTCCGGAGCCTTCAGGAAATTGGTTTTATCATGCTTGGGACCGGGGCCGATGGCAAGCGTTACGGTAAAATCACCAAATTTATCGAGCACCAGAAGATTAGCCATCCTTCCAAGAGCTGGATTGAGGTTATCCCTATTGATTGGAACAATTCTGGTAATTTACCAGAGTCCTCATGTAGGCCTCCGGAGACTCTCCGTCCTGAAATGGAAATGGAAATGGAAATGGAAAGGGAAATGGAAAGGGATATATCGTCAAGCCTTCGGCTGGACGGACACCCACCTGTCGAACCGAAAAAACCGCCGGTGTCCGAATCGAATCGCGAGCTGGACAAACTACTTCTCCCGGTTTGGGAATACTACCTGGAAAAAACCGGGCGCAACGGCGTGATCTATTCGCTTACGGACTTGCGGAAGGCGAAAGGGAGGTCCCGGCTTAAAGAATGCCTGCTGATTGCCAATTCCCCGGATTCGGCGCAGAAGCTGATGATGTTGTGCGTGGACGCGATTTGCGCGAGCGACTTTCACATGGGCCGTGATCCCAAGACGGGCGGGAAGAAATATTGCGAGTGGGAAGCGCATGTATTCAAAACCCAGGAGCAGACGCAGCGATGGTTGTACACGGCCCAGGCGTGGCGGGCGGGGGCGGTGAAATGAGCTTACCTTGCAATCTGGATGCGGAGCGGTCGATTCTGGCGGCTATCCTGCTCAATAATGCCTGTTTCCGGCAAACAGCGGATTATTTGCGGCCAGACGACTTCTACTTAGACTCCCACAGGCGTATCTGGGGGCAAATATGCCTGCTTGCCAAAGACGGTAAACCTATTGATTATGTGACACTTACAGAATATCTGGCCAGCAATCATGAACTGGAATCCATCGGCGGTACGGCCTACCTGTTTTCGTTAACGGATGGATTCCCGCGTCTCGAGAACATCGAATCGTACATCCGCATCGTGCACGAGAAGGCTATTCTGCGGGCCACAGTTCGCGTTTGTGGGGCTGTTATGGCCTCGGCCATGTCCCAACACCCCGAGACGCTGGAAATGGCACAGAATGCGTTTGCGGGGCTATCGGAGCGGAACCGTACCGCCGATACGGGAAAATTGCTGGTTTCGGCAGACAGATTTTGCCGTCAAGTGCCTGGGAATATCGACTGGCTGGTGGAAGGAGTAATACAGTGTGGCGCCAACGGATTTGTGGTAGCGGATCCGAAGGCGGGGAAATCCTGGGCGGTAATTGATTTGGCGGTGGCGCTGGCCACGGGGACGCCGTGGCTGGAATTTCGGGTGCCGCAGCCAACCCGGGTGGCGCTGGTCTCGCGTGAAGATCACTTTGCGCTCACGGGGTGGAGGCTGAACCATCTGCTTGCGGGCCGGTTGGGCGAAGATGCCAATTGGTCTGGCTTGGCTGAGAATCTCCATGTAAACACGCGCCAACAGACGGCGCAACTCATGATAGATAGCGATGAGCAGATGGCGGAACTCCGGTCGGCGATGATTGCGAAGCGGATTGAATTTGCGATCTTCGATGTTTTCAATGTCATGCACGGGGCCAAGGAGAACGATCCTACCGAGATGCGCGGCATACTCTCGCGGCTGTCTCGGTTACAGGCTGAGACCGGGGCATCGTGTGCGGTCGTGCATCACTTCCGCAAGGGTGAGGACGGTGACATCTGGAGCCGGATGCGTGGAGCTTCGTCAATCGCCGGTTTCGCGGAATGGGCGGTAGGCATCAAGGTCACACAGCCGGAAGCGCGCCCCATGATCCGGCGTATGGAGTTCGAGGGCAAGGCCGCGTGCCCGCCGGAGCCGTTCAGCTTCGTCATCGAGACCGAGGGAGAATGGAGTCGGCTGCGGAGGGTGGAATGCGAGCAGCCGCAAGCGAACAATTTTAACCAGCTGCTGAGACGCAGAGACTCCTAACTTCCTGCTCCCCAGTCAAATTTCTGCAATTCAGCCTGAATGGCCGAACCGAGATCAACCCAAACGCTATGCGCACCGTGAGACTCGGCAGGCGGCCTTACTTCCGCGAGCGGGTATGACCCATCTCCCGCTTGGCTTCACTCGGTGTCCCTCCACCGAGTCTCACTGCGCCCCGAAGTACCCTCCGGGGAATGTCTATTAGTCATGGCACACCTATCTGGTTGCGCATGCTGCTCAGACCGCTCTAGATCTTTCCTAGAGCTTGGCAGGCGATAATCCTGCCAAGCTCGTCCCTCACGCGGAGAGCTGGAACGAACACGTCATCCCGGTCACGGCAAGCCTGCGCCGTGATGCTGCTCACGACGTAGACAGCAGACAGGTGGTCTGCAGGAGGCAGTCCTGAGACCGCACCGAACGTAGTGCGAACGATGGGGATGCGCTGCTCGAACCCGAATCCAACGGGGTGTGGGATACGTATCCCACCAATCTCCTCTTCCGTAGCTTCGCACCGAGCGATACCGGTGCTCTCAATGGTGGAGGTGGTGCCGTCGGGAAACGACAGCACCAGCGGATGTGGCGTCAAGTTCACTATCCGGGGTGTGGGATACGTATCCCACCAATCTCCTCTTCCGTAGCTTCGCGTCATACCTCTAACTCGGTTTCGTAATCGGTGGTACCACCACCACCGGCTACCGTGATAACCTCCCCAAATTCCAGCAGCCCACGGCCACTGCCAGACTGCCAGCGACCGGAATCGAAATCTCCCTCCACCTCTAGGGTGGAGTGTTTTTGCCACGATGGGCAACCATCCCATGTGGCGCGTATTTGGGCGAGCATCGACTCACGCTCGCTTCTGTGATTCAATGCTTCCTCGAGCGTAGGCCAGACTTCCTGGTCGATGCCCACTCCTCCAGCGTAGTGACGCTGGACAAAAGCGACAAATAGTCTGTTCATATTTTCCTCCATGTGTCATGTGCGCACCGTGAGACTCGGCAGGCGGCCTTACTTCCGCGAGCGGGTATGACCCATCTCCCGCTTGGCTTCACTCGGTGTCCCTCCACCGAGTCTCACTGCGCCCCGAAGTACCCTCCGGGGAATGTCTACCTCGCGCCCGCTGGCGGTGTTGGCGCCGGGGGAGCGGAAATGCTGCGATGCTGCGATTGCGGCTGCCGTAGCCGTTGCCCGGTTGTCGCCCGGCCGCCGCTACCTCGCGCGCGGCCCAGGGCGAATGGAGTCGTCTACACGCGCAGCATGAACAGTAGTCTTATGGCCACCCCGTACTGTGCACACCTCATATGCCCGCGCACCGCAAGTCCAACAAGAAATTTCCATTGCCATTGCACTCACTGACTTTTTCGACGGCGGACTGAACATCCGGCTACGATCTCGATCTTTCCGGTAGGGCGTCATTGTACTGCCTCCATGCTCACACGGTGAGCGGAAATGCTGCGATGCCGGCTCTTGCGCTCGCCGTGGAGCGTTGCCCGGAGTTCGCCCGGGAGCGGCCGCGTCATACCAATTGGGCTGACAATAGCGGCCAGCTTCTGGACTAGCACGTATTCCCCGTCGGTGGCTGAGGTGTCCTCAATCTCGATTGCAAGGTAATCGGCCCAGGCTGCGCAATCGTCGCAGAGCCAGGCTTTGCAACCGCCGCACCAGCGCACCAAGCGCAGCGACTCGTCACCGTCCAGCAAGCGATGGACATCGCAGACGCCGCGCTGCGACTCTTCCCGCTTCTCCATCAACCTGTCTATGGTCATATTTTCCTCCATGTGGAAATGCTGCGGTCTCGGCTCTTGCGCTCGCCGTGAGCGTTGCCCGGTTGTCGCCCGGGAGCGGCCGCAGACCAATTCATCCGATCCGGTATGGATTGGTGCTGGGGCTGTCCTCATCTAGGGCAGCGTACGCATCCATCGTGAGTACCCCGCAGCACCCACATACGCAGTCGGTATCTCTCCGGTATGCATATGCAGCCGCGAGAGCAGATTCTCGCGTTGCGTGCCGGCTGACAATCCCGCCGCCGTGGAAACGCGTCTGGACGAGCAAAAATTCCCCGTCGGGGGATGAGGTGTCCTCAATCTCGACGATATTCTGCGACCCGCATACGCAGCATGCGGCGGGGAAATTGTCCGGATCGGCGTCTAATTGGAATTCTCTACAGCTTTCGCAGTAAATCATACAGTCACCGCAGTGGATGCCTTCTTCGCTTCGACCTTCGTGCGGGTGCGGATGCGATATCTCAGCAGTCCATTCTCGATGACCAGCTCGCAGATTTCGTCGATGGACTCGCCACTGTCCATCCGCCTGGCGATAGCCATCGCGTTGGACAGGCCGTCTTTTTGGCCTGCGCAGTCGGTGCCGGCGGCGAGGCATGTCAATCCATCCTCGGTAGTAAGAATGACACGGTAGACCGGGTGTTTCTCCCCTTTCCGGTCGATGTTTCCTAACTCGAATAGGCCATTCTCATCAACTGTGGCAGTCGTGTGCTCGTTTCGATGGCCCCATTTGCTGCCGACGAACTCCCGCTCGAAGGTATATTTGCTGGACCGCCCCGTGATCCGGGCGATGTACTGTTTGTTGTTGCGGTACTCATGGCTCTGTGATTGCAGTTCGATCGTTGTCTCAGACATTTGTTTTCCTCCTTATTTGAGTTGCGCTGGACGCGGGCTGCGATGCCGGTGTTCCGTCCATGTATGAATATTACATCAGTAACGTTTCGTTGTCAATAGTCAAGCGAGAAAAAGATGAAGACCTACTGTTGGTGCGGTTCTTCAGCTACCTTTCGCTTATTTTTCGCACATGGTCAGTGCGCCGGTCGCCTCGCTCCGGTCTGCAAACATTAAGATAGTTGTCTAAATGTCTAAATATGGATTGGCCCCGAGATATTAAGACAGTTGTCTAAATGTCTAACATCTATCTGGTATGCCTCAAGATATTAACAGCACTCAACTTCACGAATTTCTCAAAACTGGAATCAGACCCAAGCGTAAGTATCGGCGCAGCGCGGCGCAACATGATTTTTCATCGCATCACGATATACCGCAGACGGCTGAGCAGGTGAAGAAAATATTGGCTCGGGAGTGGACGGCCGTGGCAAATGGTGCGAGCTACGGGAGGCTGACTGCGATATCGAATGCCGCAAAGGTACTGCTGACGGCGATGGAGCTGTCGGATCGGGAGCGGCTGCGCGAGCCGGCGAAGCGCAGCGACCAGCTGCAAAAGATAAGAGGAGCGGTGCGCGCTGAGCGAGCGGCTGGAGCGAGCGCGAGCGGCAGCGAGCGGAGCGGTGCTACCGCGACCGTCGCTGCCGTCGCTGATGCCCGCGCCCCCAGCTGATCGACCATATCGTGCTGCGACCATATCGTGCTGCGACCATATCGTGCTGCGACCATATCGTGCTGCGATGAAACCTTTCGCTTATATTTCGCCCACGTTTCGAGACCACCGCCAACCGGGGGTACGGGGTACTTTCGGGAATTTCTATGTAATGGCGCCATGGCACACAGCGGAAGGGCAAAAAGTGACTTTTGGTGGTGGACAATCGAGTATGGATGCGAGCAGAAAAACAAGTCCCCCTGAAGAAAACTGCTTAGTTCATTGCGGGAATGTCACGCCTAGAACTTAGCGGTTCTGTGACGAATCAACCGTACCCATCCCTGTACGCTCACACCTATTTCGGTGCGTTCCTCGTACTCTGCTCTATTTCCGGGATAACGATTCGCGGCGCCTGATTCTGCGTCGCTACATTGGGGTGGGCGAACGGTTCCGGCCTCTGTAGGTAACCGGATGGAAAATGCCGCTCTTTGCGACGGTCTATGGTCACGCTTAAATAGATGCCAATTGGGATTTCTGTTTTTAGAACATCTATCCCCATTATGGGACAGTATTTCATCGACCGGCACGGAGACTGCAAGCCGGAAATCGGCGGGAGCGGGAACAAGTGGGCGGTTTACGAACTTGATTCCTCCGGTTACGTGATTGACACGCTGTTTCAGCCCTATGCGAAGCAATCGGATTTCATTGGGGCGCGGAAGAGGTACGTGATGGCGGACTCGAATCGCGGTTCCGGTAAGAGCGAGATGTTGATCTGGAAGGCGATTGCGACGGCGCACCTTATACCGGGAGCGCCGATACCGATATTCCGCCGGGTGCTTCAGGAACTGCAAATCACCATTATTGACCGCATGAAGAAACTGCCGGAACAGTTGACTGGCAAGTACGTTGGGGCCAGCGGCAAGGACCAGTTTCGGCTGAAGAACGGATCTAGGATTTATTGCCTGTCGTCGCCGGACGAGAAGCATATTCGCAAGACTATAGGGGCTGAGACCCCGCTGGTGATTATCGATGAATGGTGCGAGTGGCCGTATTCATTGTGGAGTTTTCTGGATGGCATCGTGCGCTGGCCGGAAGCCGCCGACATTGATGGGGAAGCCATTGTGGCGCAGATTATCGGGGCCACGAATCCGTTTGGACAAGGCAAGGCGGATTTGCAGCGGCTGTTTGGGGCGGAGATGAAACAGCAGCCATGCCAGGGAATGGTGATAGGGGCCTTCAGGCCGGATAATTACCAGCGCATCCACATGGACATTGACGATAACCCGGCATATGCACGGGGAACGCCGCAGGGAGATGCTTACCGGGAAGCGATGGCGGCGCAGCCTACGGCCCGAAGAATTGCATGGTCGCAAGGCTCGTGGATTAACGCTATCGGGGCATATTTCGACAAGTATAACCGCCATGCAACGGTGATTCCGCACGATCAGATATTGCAGTTGCTGGGCCGGCAGAGCTGGGCGATCCGATGGATTTCCGGGGATTGGGGATTCCGGCATCATTTCTATGTGGCCTGGCATTGCTGGCTGGAGATCGATACGGCGCATGGGCCGAAGAAGTTTGTGGTGACCTACCGGGAGAATCTGGATAAGGGGATGAGCGAGAGGGCCTTTGGAGAAGAGATTTGCAGCATGACGCCCAAGGACGAGAGGCCGAAGATTTCCCGGGTATATCTGTCGCCGGACTTGGGTTTTTCGGATCCGTTGTCGCGCGGATACAAGATAGGGGATACGCTGGTTTCCGGGGGGCTGCCGCGTGGTATTCCGGCTTATAACGACCGCGTGGACGGATGGCAGATTATGTATGAGAAGCTGGCCGAGCGCCACGTCGGCCTGCCGGTGCTGGAAGGCAATGGAGAGGTGGAAGAATTAAGCGGCTGGCTGATAAGCGACCGCTGCGAGCACCTGGCCGAAGCGTTGTCTTGGGCGGAATGCTCGGAAGCCGTAAAATACGATGGAGACATCAAGGCGGAACCAAAGGATGCGCCGGAGCTGGACGTGCTGGACGGGGCGCGCTATGGGATAGCGTCGTCAATGAAGCACGCGGAGAAGCCGTTTGCGGTAACCATGCTGGAGGCAATGGGAAAATTGCCGGCCATCGGGGCCGACCGGTTTATCATGCATTTGCGGATACGGGAAAAACAGCGGGAATTGACCGACGGTTGCCGGAATACGCGCCTGAAGTATCCGGTGCGGGGACGCCAGTTCGGCAGGAGGTAGATTTGACCGTTTTTGAAATTATGTTCGGCAAGCAATCCGAAGAATTGAAAAAGGTGCACGACCGCATCGCCAAGCTTTACCTGAAAATGGAGAAATTGCGCGAAGAGTTCGAGCTCCGGAAGAAAGATACGGATGCTTTTATGAATATGGTGGAGCACTGGATCGACGATCAGGATAAATTCAGGGGCGTGGCCGCCGCCGGGGATAAAAAGATCGTTCCTATCAGCGGCGGCTGGAAACCGATGACCGCTAGGAAGCGGGAAGCCATGCTGCGGGACGCCGATCAACGCACTCATAAGGCAATGGAGATTGCCAAGGTGCAGGAAGCGGCCTTCGCTGCGCAAGCGGCATCCGTCGCGGCGCAGGAAGACGGCGCCAGCGCGGGAAAACCGGTAAATAAGCAGGGGTTGCATCTATAACTTGAGAGGGTAAACGGATGGCGGCATATAAGGACGGGAAAATGTTTCCTTCGGCCTCACACGCAATGCGCGGCAGTATGGGCAAGTCCATGGGCCGGAGCGAAGACAAAAAAGGCGACCGGGGAGCCGGCGCCATGAAGGAATTCGGCCATGAGGGAGAGCACCTGTCCGAGCATGGATCCAAAGACTCATCCGCGGAACTGGCCAAAATCCATCCCCACGCCGCCGGGGCCACCCACAGCTTCCACGTTTACAAGCTCAAGGACGGAAGTTTTCATGCTCATGCGCATACCCACGAGGGCGGAGGAGGCGGCGATCATACCGAGGAACCTCACCCGGACATGGCCTCGGTCCATGAGCATATGAAGGAGCATATGGGCGACGAAATGGCGGACGCGGAGCATGAGGAGCCGCTGGGAGCGCTGGACGAGGGAAAATCGGAATCAGCCGGAGATTTGAAGAATCTAGGAATTTCCGGCGGGATGATGGCCTGATTATGCCGCTGATTTCCCGGGCGCAACAACGATATTTCGGCGCTCATCGCAAGGAATTGGAAAAACAGGGGGTTGATGTCGGGGAATGGTTTCGCGCCACCGATTTCAGCCGTTTGCCGGAACGCAAAAAACAAGCCAAACAGAGAATCGGCAAAATGATGAAGGGAAAATAATATGGCCGGCGGCTGGATGAGCAGGGAATCCGAGCGCGAGACGGCGCCAGCACGGCGCCGAACCAAAGGATCGTTTACCCGCTCTGCCGAGCGCGCCGGCAAGTCGGTGCATGAACTGGCTGAAGAACGCAAGCATATGGGCGGCAAACAGGGAGCTCGCGCCCGCATGGCGCTCATGTACGAGAAGGCGGGAAAATAATGCCACCTTATCCCGGTTTTCCAGGACACGCCAAGGCCCTGAATATCAATAGCGATCAGGCCAACCAGATGTATTTCTGGGGAAAACGCGGCTACCCAGGAGCTTTCTGGGGGATTGACGACGTTCCCGAGCCAATTGTTGCCGGAGAATATTCGGTTACCTGCTGCATTTCTCCCCAGGGAAACGCGCAAGGCGCCGCGCCGCGCACGGTGACCTGGACTACTTCGTTTCAGGGCCAGCCTTCGGCCATGGAAATCGACCTGCTGGGCAATATGGTCGATAATCCGGTTACCGCGGTTAAGATTGACGATTCCACCAATACCAATGGCGAGGTGCGCGTGGTCGGCTCCCCCGGATACCGGTTTTATTGGGCCTACATCAAAACCATTACCGGCGGAACTTCCGTAGCCGCTATCGTGACGATGGCCGTCAACGTGTAAAGAAGCGGATGAAAGTGGATGAAAAGGGGAAAAAACTCGACGCCATTCCTCAAGGCGTCCGAACCTCGTTCGATTGCATCGTAAAAAAAATTGCCGTCCAGGATTTGGCCGCCCGCCTGGCCGAAGTGCTCGCTGCCGGTGAATCCAGATTTTACTGGAAGGGAGAATTTAACAATTACTGGTCAGGACGCAATTTCCAGTGGTCCGGCGTATCGCAGGGATACTCCGCCGGGCCCTTATCCGGGCAGCAGGGCAACGATACCGGCGCCGATACTTCCACCTATCCTCTAAACGTCTACCAGTCGCAGGGAGAGCAGTTTATCGCCCTCGTGGGCCATCCCTGCGCCGTCCGCTTCAAGGCGCGCGGAGAGCGCAATATCTCCAGCCGCATTTCCGAATCCGCCAATACCATGCGGGATACCATCGAAGCCAACAACGATGTCGAAATGCTGGCGATGGAAGTGGCGCGGTATATGTGGACGGACGGTCGCACCACGCTGGTAACCGATTTCGAGGTCAATGGCCAGAAATACGGCTATGAGGGAGACGACCAAGACAAGCCCAAGGGAGCCGAGCGTATCCGGGCCTTTGGAGTACTGGAGACGCGCACCCCGCTGCTGTGCAAAAAGCAGTCGGATTTTCCGTGGTTGCAACTGGAATATGAAGTGGATTTGTCGCAGTGCAAGGCCCGTTATCCGGATTGCGAGGATGAGATCAAGGGCGGCGAGACCGGCCCGGGCGATACTTCCTATGCCCGCACCACGCGCCTCGCAGTCATGCAAGGCATCAATTGGGCGGCCCAGGCATCCGGGGTGACCGAATTTACCGCCACTGCGACCCATACGTGGCTCCGTCCGCAAAAGTTCGTCGAAATCGACAATGAAGAAGATCGCGCTTGGGCGCTGCGGGAGTACCCGAATGGCTGTATGCTGACCCACATCGGCAAGCTGCTGGTCGATGTGGACAAGCAGAACATGGACGATCATGTTGACCTGATGTACCCGATAGTGGGCGACGGGCAAGCCACGCCGGCTTGTGGCGCCAAAATAAAGGCCCTTCAGGATGCCTACATAAATTTGGTGGATTTGACGATGGAAGGCTGTATGCAAGCCATTCCCCGTATGCACGGGTCTCCCGACCTGTTTGATATCGACTCCCTGAATCAGCAGCGCCGCCTGCCGGGACAATTCCGTAATCTCAAGCAGGCCCCGGCCGCCGACCAAAAGGTTGCCGACAGTGTTTTTGTCGAGCCCACCCCGGAATTTCCGCAGTATATGCAGGCTTTTATGCAGGCGTTGCCGTCGGATATATGCCAGATGCTCACCGGAATTTTCCCGGTTACCGTGGGAGACGCCGACCCGAATAACGAAACCAAGGGCGGCATTCTGGCTATGCGCGATGCTTCCCTGGGACGCTCCGGTTCCTCATGGAAGGCGTGGCGCAAGGGTTATAAAGGCGCGATGGGCAAGGCGGTGCGCCTGGGCGCCAAAGCCCGCATGGAGTATAGCAACCGCGGCATCATCAAGCTGGAAAGCAAGAGCCGCCGCGAAGTGGAAGTGGATTTATCGGAGTTGCGGGAAAACAGCATCTACTGCGAGCAGGAAGGTTCTGAAGATATTCCCCGCACCTACGCCGACAAGCAGCGTAATTTTGCCGCCCTGGCCACCGCCGCCACGGCCAGCCCGCAAGGACAGGAAGCGCAACTGCTGGCCGCGAACCCGGCGATTGTAGTGGATTATATCGGCATTCCCGGCCTCGAAGTTCCCGGAGCAACCTCCAAGCAGAAACAACTTGATGAAATAGATTTACTTCTGGAGCAGGTTCCCCTGCCGCTTCCCAACGCGCCACAGATTACGGCACAGGCAGCCCAAACCGGGCAACAGCCGTCCCCGGAGCAACTATTTGCCAGTTCGGTGAAAATCGATCCCGAATTTGACGACCACGCCGCCGAATGGCAGGCGGGATTGGCGTGGGTAAACAGCGCCAAAGGACAGGACGCCAAAAACGACAACGAAAACAAGGAAGGATTCCTTAATGTGCGCCTGCACCTGCTGGCGCACAAGCAGCAGATTGACGCTGCGCAGCAAAAACAGATTCAACAGACCGCCTCGCTCGTCAAGGCCAAGAGCGATCTGGATACCAGCGCCAAAATAACGGCGGAACAGGCCAAGGCGGAAGCGCAAGGCCAAAAGGACGTGACCCGCATCGCCGCCGATACCCGGAAGGAATTGACGGTGGAGCAGGAACGCGCCACCCTCGAGGCTGCGCTCGATGCGCACAAGCTCGGAGTCAAAGCCGGTCTCGATCATCTGGCCAGGCCTATCGAGAAACCAGGGCCGGAAAGAGTCAAATAATCACCGCGCAGGAATTTCCCGCCGCCTGTTCATCTATTTATGGCGTAGAGGGAAAATAACGATGCCGCAACGAAATTTAGCCGCTTCCACCATGACGCTGTTTACCGGGACACATACTCCCGCCGCAGCCGAACTGATTTGCCAGACTGCTCCCTTGACTTTTACCGCAGCCTCCGGCGGCTATGCCGGCAACGTCATTACCTTGCAGTTCATCTCCAGCGCCTCCGGCTCGCCTGATGCCGGCGCGATTACCGTGACCGGCGGCAACAACGTCATCGTGGATATCAACGATTCCACCTCTTCCACCATCAGAACCCAGACGGCCATCGTGACCCTGTTCGGAGCCTATCCGCCAACCACAACTGCGGGCGGCGTGATTTCCGCATCCGGTTCCAGTTCGTCTCCGGCTGCAATCCAGCCGCCCACGCAGTTTTACGGCGGCGTGAGCGGCTCGAATCCGGCAACCATTCCGGTTACCGACAACAACAATAATCCGGTCACCAATCTGTTTGCCGACCCTTACGGGAAAACACCCTTGACCACGGTCACTTCGGATTCATCGACCGGCAACTACCGGTTTTATATCCAGACCGGCATCGGGCGCACCCTGTTCCACGTGGACAATGTTCCCGTTTTTATCGACTACCCGGATTTGGTCAGCAAGGGCAACGTCACCGTCGATCATCTTCAGGGAGAATCCATCAATGCGCCAACAATTGCCGCCGGCACAGGCGCAGGAACTCCCGGTGTGGCTCCGGCCATCAGCGGCACGGATTTGTCCGGATATGTCACCATCACTCCGGGAACGGCGGTGGGAAGCGATCCGTTCTTGACGATCACCTTCGGCAACCAGTTTGCCGCTCCGCCTAACGCCGTTCTGATTACCCCTGCGAATCAGGCAACAGCGGAATTGGCGGTGGCCGATACGCTTTACGTCAAGCAAAGCTCGATTACGGTGTCCGGCTTCACGATTTACACGGGCACCACCATTACCGGCGTGTCGGCAACGGCGCTGGCGTGGTTCTACGCAGTTTTAGGCTAAGGAGAAAAGATTTATGGCCGGTATGGATGGTCAGGCGCTCAATAGTTCTTCCGCAATCGCGGTGGAACTCGATCTTGTCAGGGACAAGCTTTATCTGATGCAGCAACAGGCTGCGACCTTGACCAACCGCATTCCCGAGCGCAATTCCACGCTCGACGTGTCCAGCCGCCTGGCCCGCATCCCGATTATCGCCAGCACCGGCTCGACCTTCGGCGCGGTCAGCATCGACGGCGGCCCGCTTGGCAATGGCGGCGGCACCAGTTACGCCTTCGGGGTTCTGCTCCCAACCTATTTCTGCACCGCTTGCGCCATTACCGAGCAGGCAATTGTCTCGACTGACGAGAAGAGCAAGTCGGTGGAGGATGTTGCCAAGGCGGAAATCGACCTAAATCTCAAGCAGCACACCACCAATATGGAGTCGCTGTTGAGCACCAGCGACGGCTCGGGCAATATCGCCGCGGTGACCGTCACCCCTACGGGCGTGCAGCCCTACCTGCAACTGGATGTGGCCAACAACCTGTCTCCCAAGTGCACTTATCAGGTGCTCTCGGCGGATCATTCGGTGAACCGCGGCAACATCATTGTCAATACTGTGGGCTCCGTACAGAACGTGGTGTCGCTCATCATCAATCCTTCGACAGGGCTTTATTGGCCCACAGGCACCGTGGCGGGCGACGTGATCGTGATCTACGGTGTTACCGGCGCGACTACGCAGGTCTACAACCAGGATTACACCACCAGCGCCACGATTTCGGAATCGCTGAACGGGATTCCGACGCTCAACGTGACCGATCCGACCAACAGCACTTACTGGTTCGGGCTTCCCCGTTCGATGTATCCGTACATTCTGGATACTCCGACGGTTATGGCTTCCGGCGCCATCACCCCGCCCGTAATTCAGGAAATCGAATCCTTCATGCAGCGGGCGAACGATGTCTCGGTGCTCGAAGATGAAGATATGTTCACGATGGCGAACGTGGGTCAGGTAAGCCAGTGGGAATCCCTGGGATTGGTCACTACTCCCAACGTGAATACGCAGTTTGTCAACTCGGCGGACAAGTCCGGCGACACACGCATTGACGTGATGAAGGCGAAGCGGGTAAAGACGCTGGCCGGATGGGAACTGGTCCCCAACATCAAGGCCAAAACCGAGCGCATCGACTGGATCAACCCCAAGCACATTTTCAAAGTCCAGACGCTGCCGACAAAGAGTTTCGATGTGGGCGGTCTGACGATGTTCCCGGCGTATGCTTCGGACGGCGGCGTGACCACCACGATGCTCTACTACTTCCTGACTGGCGAGAACTACGCCACCGACAATCCGCGCGCTGCGGGATACATCACCGGACTCGCGGAACCGGCTTGGTCCAGCTAAAGGCGGTAGGGGAGAAAACTTTTACGGAACAGGCCCAAGGCCCTCCATCCCCCCGGATGGGTAACGGCCTTGGGCGTTAACTTTTATGCCTGTTGCTGCTACGGTATCTCCGGTTGGCCCTTACAAGAATGCGGAAGCTGTTCTCCAGATTGCCCGCGTGATGGTGGATGATGCCGGCTCCAGCTTCGGCATCAATGGAAACCTGTTGTCCGACAGCCAGCCTGGGGTATTTGTCAATCTGCAAAGCTGCTATGACGATCTGCAAAAGCGGCTGATTACCGGCGGGGTGGAAACTCTCTCGAAATATGGATACTGCTGCAATCTGCCGGCAACCACTTCGCAAAATTCCTCCAATCAGCAGTTGTTGACGTACACCGGATTCTTTGACGGGAATATCTGGTATGGCGCGCCGTTTTTGCCGCCCGATCTTATTCAGCCGCTGGAGCTTTGGGAGCGGCAATCTTCAGGGAATCCGATAAGCGTTTCGCAGTCGCCCATTGCTTTGGTTGAAGTGCTGTCTTCCGGGCCTCCGCTGCCGTTGGTGCAGGTGACTTACAACGCGGCATCGGGCCAGCAGATAGGGAATCTGGTGAGTTTCGCGGGAGTGAAGGCCGCCCTTTGGCTAAATGGAGTATCCACCCAGGTTCAATCGAGCACGGCCAATGGTACGGTCATCACTTTCTACTGCGCCCAGGCTCCGTCATCTTATGCGAGCGCCCCAGATATCGGATTTGGGGGAATCACGGTAATTACCCCGGCGGGACAGAGCCAATCCGGGCCATACTGGAAAATGATGGACCCGGTTGCGGATTCGATCAGCACGAGACCGGTGCAGCAATACCGCCAGGTGTGGGATTATCAGAATGATACGATTATCCTGCCGCAGTCCGGCGCGCCGATGGATCTGAAAATTAAGTATCTGATTATGGATCAGCCGATTACCGGGCCGGATTCGGTGGTCATGCTGCTGGGCTGCGAATCGGCCTTGGCGGCAAAGCTGGGTGCGCGTTTTTGCAAGTCGCGGGGCGGCATCGAAGCGGCAAGTTCCCTGGAAGCCGAGTATGAATCGTATTGCAAGCAGCGCATCAATACTACTGTGCGCCGTAGAAATTATGTGAGTTGCCGCCCACGGGGATTCCGCCAGCGGGCTCGCCGGTTCGGCTGGGGCGGATGGAACGGGCAGGGAGGCTCGTAGATGCCATCACCCACTTTGGTTCCGATTTCCGTTTCCATTATTGGCCCTACGGGCAATGCGCAGGCGGGGGTAAGCGTTTACGTGCTCTCGGGAACTCCCGACGCGGTGAATTTGACGACCGTGCCCGGTTCGCCGCTGGCTTCGATCTTTGCCGACCCTTACGGCAATACGGCCATCAACCAGACGTACACGCCGGTAATTACCGGGGGCTATGGGCAATTCACCACTTCAGCCCCGGCGGTATACGGTTTGGACAGCAGCGCCTTTTGGGTGGCGGCGGGCTATTACACTTTGCAGTTTGTAGGGACCAACGGGCAATCATGGGTGTTGCCGGTAAAGGCGGCTTAGGAGCAATTATGACGTCACCTGATTCCTTGATGCCTCCGGCGGGAAGAATTTTCCGCACGGTAATCAATGCCAACGAGACGGTGAAGGTAAGCGATCCGAACGGCGGCATCCCGTTAACCGTATATCAGGATTCGGCGCTGTTCAATGTGCTTTTTCCGGTGATTGCCGATGGCACCGGGAATGTGGAATTTTACGTGCCCAACCAGTATGCGAATATCGCCATTGTGCGCGCCAACGGCACTGTCAACCAGTGGGCTATGACCGCTGTTCCGGAGGTATCTACCATATGAAAATATTGCCTGCCATTCTTGTTATTCTCGCGGCTGCGCTGGCGGATGCGCAAACCACGGGCACGCCCATAAAGTCTTACGCGACGCTGCCTGCGACCTGCCAGCCAAACACGGTGGCGATGGTAAATGGCAGTGACGCGGTTTATAGCTGCTGTCCGGCAGGGGGAGCCGGATGCACTCCGGGAACCTACACGCAGATTGGTGGCGGAGGTGGCACATCAGTTACCTACACCGGAAACCTGAACGACTTGTGCTCTGTAGGAGCGGTTAGCGGTGGACATTTGACGGAGTGCTTAGACAGCGTGATAAACGTTGAGTCGGCATTGGCCACTTTCGGCACGGGTACTGCGCCGTTGAGCATTTTGACGCGTGCGGTTAACGCGGGAACGCCGACCGTAACCTGTACGGGGGCTTGTAATGGCCCGACTACTTACTCTGTTTATACGGCGGAGCAAGATGCAAATGGCGGCTTTGGAACGCTTGCTCAGGGTAACGTGAATATAACTCCAGTCTTTCCTGGCGATACCGTGAATGTTACACCCGCTGCTTGTAATCCGGGCTCAGCCTCGATAACTGTGTTTCTTCAAAATAATACTACAGGTAATTTTTATCTCTCAATCCATAGAAGCTGTCCCGCTTCGGTGATACATATTGTGGCGCTAGGCACTCTGGCGGCTCCGATTGTCAGCAGTGGGGGAATTGTCACTAATGAACTAACCTTCGACAACCAGTCGTTCATAGGTGGTGGGGAGTCGGATGGAAACGGCGGCATAAACAACAATAACGGTAACGGCAATTATTCACTGAGTGGGACTACGGGCGACATCTCCCTGGATAACGGCGGTATTACCTCCGGTTACATAACGCCGGGAACCTCAGATTTGTACGTCGTTGGTTCTGTTTGTGTGGGTACGGCCTCAACTTGTCCAAGCAGCATCGGTAGTAACAGCGGCACTATCCTGGCAGCCAATGGTGTCCGCGCTTCCGGCGCCACGTTGGGGTACTTCAACGGCTCTCCGCAAACCGGCGTGGTACAAGGATCGACGCTCTACATTCCATGCGGCTCTCAGCCCGGTGCGCCGATGTCGGTGTTTACTATCTACTGCGATTCAACCGCTGGTGCGCTCGAAGGCTCCTACGAAAACGGGACCTTCAGCAAATTTCTTTTCTCGAATTCTTCGCCGGGGTTGTTCCCGACGCTGAATCAATCCACGACCGGCAATGCTGCGACGGCTACGGCGTTGGCATCAGCGCCTACGCTGTGCTCTTCCGGGCAGGCACCCACCGGCGTACTGGCAAGCGGTAACGCGACAGGTTGCACCGCTTACGCTACCAGTGGATACCTGAAAGGCACGACCGGGAGCATAGGCGGATCGGCGCTGCTCGCGGGCGCCTGTGCCAGCGGGACGGCAAGCATTACCGGGGTAGCGGCGGGGACGCCCTGCACAGCGGCGTGCTCGACGGGAATTTATCTCACGAGTTCCGTTGCGCCGAACGTCTACGCCTTGGGAACGGCTAGTGGAACAGCTACGGTATACGTCTGCGCCATTGTGGCAATCACGCCTACGGCTTGTACATACGCAGTGAGTTGTATGCCGTAGAATTGGAGGGATACGACCGATGACACCAATTACGCCAGAACCGCGTCCTAATGGACATGCGACTGTGTTCGCTAAAGATCAACCTGAATACCTACCGTTACCAGCAAACATAGTTGGCCCTTGCGTAGAAACCAAGTGGAAATTGACGTGGCGCGAACGCATCTCGGCCTTATTGCGCGGCCACTGTTATCTGACGGTAATGACTTTTGGAAAGCCATTGCAACCAGTACGCCCTTCTATAAACCGACAGAAGTTCTGGGACTTTTGATATTGGAGGGATTTCATGTTTTCCGCTTTACTGACTGTTGTTCTAATTTTGGTGGTCGTTGGAGTTTGTCTTTGGGGCTTGCTTCGGCTTCCCATTGACGCCACCATTAAGGAAATCATCAAAGTCGTGGTAATCGTGGTTGCCACGATCTGGGCGTGTTACGTGATCTTCGGTATGTTGAGTGCGATGCCCATGCCGCACTGGCGGCATACTGTGCACTGATAGCGACTGTGCTATGGATTCTGTACGTGGTTTGGGATGCGTTCAACGCCTAAGCACATTGGCATTCGTAACACCGGCCGGTGTCGCAACGGGCACCCGAAGAGCGGGCCGGGAAGTTGCAAGATTTGCCGCAGGATCAACGCTCAGGAGTACTACCGGCTGCGCAAGGAACAGGGAATGAAGGCTAAATGTGCCCACGGCAAAACGGTGATGCAACGCTGCCCCCAGTGTGCCGCAGAGCGCAAGAAGGCGAAGATGCAACGCTGCCCCCAGTGTGCCGCAGAGCGCAAGAAGGCGAAGATGTCAAGTACGTAATTACCATTATCAAATGTCATCAACAACTACATTGGCAATCATCGGTATGATAGTCAGCTCGGTGTTTGGCACCGGGGCACTCGTATTTTATGTCAATTATTCGACACGCTTGAAGCTTGTCGAAGTGTCCGCCAGGAACCTGCAAACCGAACTTGATAAAATTATCGTCGCGATCAATATGCTGCCCACGATACAACTCAAGTTGGATACCATCGCCGATATTCAAAAGGACATGAAGGTAGACATTCGCGGCATTGTGGCAGCGGTTGCGGCTGCGGCTGCGGCTGCGGCTGCGGCCAATGCTGCGGCTGCGGCTGCGTCGGCGGCGGCGGAAACAAGAAGGAAGGCGAATGAACAGTAAGACTCCAAAGTACGGTCATGCACCCATTCCAATGAAGCGGCTGCCTGATAACTGTGGATTGGACGTGGATAATGTTGGCGAATTTTCCTGGAGTGAAGAAAATGGGATACCGTTCATCACGGTTGCCTTACCGAGTCCAACTGCTACTACTCCGGACAATTACATTATGAATTTTATTCCGGTTAGTAAAGGTAAGGGAGTGCCGGGCAAGAAGGTCATCTGTTGCCTGCTCATGTGGGACTGGGATGGAAACGAAGATTTGCCGACCTTGGCGCCGAGCTTACACTGCGACGGGCATTGGCACGGATTTATACGCGGCGGTTTTCTGGTGGAGGCGTGAGCATGACGGAGAACACGAAAACATGGGTGTACGGCCTTTCGGCGGCGTTTGTCGGCGGTGGTGCGGCAGCCGCGAGCGCCTGCATTAGCACGCTGGTGGTCGCGCCCAACGAGGTGAACCTCGGGCCGCAGTTGCATCATTTCCTCGAGCTGCTGGCAATCACGTTCATCGTGAGCGGCGTGACGAATGCGCTTAACTTCCTTCGCCAGTCGCCCTTGCCGCCCGACTCGTCGATTACCGTTACGGGTGCGCCTGGGAGTACAATTGCGGCATCGGTTAAGTCGGCGCCCGCTCAACCGGATGCCGCCGTTATAGTCAGACCGGGCGGGAAGCAATAAAATGACTGTACCAACATCCGATTTCCAACGCGCCTACTCCATCCTGATGGCCGTCGAGGGTGGACTAGCGGGCGCTATTGATCCGAAGGCTTGGCCGAATGTTGATCCGGCGGTGATGACCGAGGATGAAGGCAAAGTTTTCTTCCTCGGTAATTATTGGCTGCCGGCATATTGCATTTACTTTCCGTATCCGATGGCAGTCAACGTGTTCGACATGGCCGTGAATCAGGGCGTGGAGTTCGCCATCAAGACGTTTCAGGCGTGGCTCAAGGTTGAAGTGGATGGCGTAGTCGGACCAGTGACCAAGGCGGCAATTAACGGCTTGGCCAATCTGACGCCGACACAACTAATCGAAATGAACGCCAGTCTCTACCGGATGCGCGTCTACGCCTACATGCAGGACGATGGATTTGCGCAGTACGGCCCCGGCTGGATCGACCGGCTGTTCAAGGTCGCGCAAGAGATTTAACGGAATTAACCCACACGCGAAAGCAGGCGGCGGGAATTGCTACGGACGCCGGACGGGGCAACGCCGCACCCTCTCGCTCAGGAGAGATACCCCGCATGGAAGAGTCCTCCCGACTAGAAAAACTGGTTGCCACCTACGGTTACGACATCAATTATTGGCTGTCCCGAAAGGCCGATTGCTACAATCCGAACGACCGGGAAGATGTGCGGCAGGAAGTGTTGATTGCCCTGATGCGGATCAAGCCGGAGAAATTGGCACAGGCACGCAACGAGCGCAATTACATGGCGACATGCATCCGCAATGCCATTGGCATGTATCGCCGCAATACCTGCGACCGTCGCCCGATTTACGTTCTCCACGATTTTTCCCATGACCACATGAATCTCAGTATTCCCAGCGCGGAAAGCAGCGTGGAGTCCGGCATTCTCTACCGCCGGGTGGTCGCCGCGATAGACGAGTTGCCATCATTCGAGGCCATTCTGGTGCGTCTGTATTTCGGCATTGATACCGGGGAACCGATGACCATCAAGGATACTTTCACCGTGTTGAACCGCGATAAATTGACTCGCGCCGGACGTATCAGCGTCCGCCTGATAACCGACAAGCTCCATAAAGCAGTGAGAATATTGAGAGTTAAGCTTAAAAAGACATCATCTATCCAAGCATGGCCGGATTCACACTTACACCATCCCCGCCTGCAGCAACTTCCGCTCCGAGCTCTGGGCCAACTACACCAAGCACTCCAGCATCAACCCCAACGACGGGACAGAAGGAAACTCCCAAGGGTGCACCCGCAGGCGATGGCGGCGGCGTCGAGCCAGTCAAGCCGGCAGTCAGCGATGCCCTAGACCTTGATCGTGAAGTAAGCTACGACGATGAACCAGTAGAGAAACCCAGCCGCAAGCGTGTCGCCGCGAAGCCCGGGGAAATAGACCCCGCCGTTCTCGAAACTCTCAAAGATAATCCCAAGGCCGTGCGTGCGCTGAAAGCGATGTCGGCGGAGATTCAGGCGGTACGCAAGCACTTCGATACCCCGGAAGCTTTCGAGCAGCACATGAGCGACCTGAAGGCGCTGGGCGGCATGGATCGCATGAAGGCCGATACCGCCGAATGGCAGAAAGCATGGATGCAATTTGAGAAGGGCGACCCGCAGGTTCTGGAATCGTGGTTTAAGGACAATCCCAAGGGAATGTCCAAGCTGATCTATCCTGCGCTTCAGCGCCTGTCCCAGACCGACAACCAGCGGTACACGCAGGTATTCGGCAAGATGGTCAGCACATTTTTTGACCATCCGATTCTCTACAGCGATGGCGCCGGCACCGGCTACACGATGAATCTGGCGATTCAGAGCCTGTGGCGGGCCGTGGACGGAGACAAGAACCCCAACAGCGAAGCCGCGCAACTGGTTAAGATGCTCTACGCCAAGGGCAAAGAAGCGGAAGGCTGGGGAAAAACCGAACCGGATGGCAAGGAAATAGAAGACAAGCAACTCTCCGCCCGCGAGCAGGAAGCCGTCAAAACGGAGCACAATTTATTTCTAGGGAGACTGGGCGATCGTGCCGCAATCATCGCCAAGGACGCAACTCATCGGGCGCTGTCGCAGTTGCTGGGCGATAAGTTCACCAAGATGTCGGCAGAGTCGCAGGAGGAGTACGAGGCCGATGTAAAGGCCAGATTCAATGCGCTGCTGCTCAAGGACAACGATTTCCAAGGGGCCATGTCGGCGCTGATTCAGGCGCGTGATATTGAAGGCGCCACCAAGCACTACAAATCCATTCTCAAGCAGCACATGACGCAAGCCGCCCGCGACATTATCCGAAAATATCGCGGCTTCGACGGCAGCTTGGCGGCAGAACCTAAGGCCGAAGATAAAGCCCAGAGCAAGGATCAGTTGTTGAGCAAACCGCCCCGGCCCGACGAAGTGGACCATGCGGCCATGAAGGCTACCTACGGCAATGCGGAGGCGTGGCAAATGGTGCGCAGCGGAAGGGTTCTGCTCAAGGGCAAGAAAGGCGTGTTCAGGTTACCAGGAAACTAATGCCCATCACCATTTATAACAAAGCTGATGCCCGCGCCAAACTGCTGGCCGGAGCCAAGATCATCTACGATGTAGTCTCCAGCACTGCCGGCCCGGGTGGACGCCCGACGCTGCAATACGATGGCGTTCTGCGCTCCACCAAGGATGGCTGCTATTCCGCCGGATGGTGCGGCTCTAATGACCGTGCCGAATTGGCTGGGATAGTGGCCTTGCGGCAGGTAGGGCAGGCGTGTGCCCAAGAGGCCGGAGATGGAACCACGGCCGCGATCACGCTGGCTTATCATCTGCTCAAAGGGGGCGAGCAGGCGCTCTCTTCGACGAATCCGGCGCAACTGGTACGAGAGATGGAAGCTGCCGTAGAGGAGATTTGCAGGGCGCTCGATGAAATGGCTATTCCGGTTCAGGGAGAGATGATTCGTTCGGTTTGCTACTGCTCGACAAATCGTGACGAGCGCACCACCAACCTGATTGTGGATGCTTTCCGGGCGGCAGGGCCCAATGGTCTAAAAACCGTGGCGGTAAGCGATACTGAAGAGGATTCACTGGAGACCGGCTCCGGCATGATGCTGCCGAATGGATGGTTTACTTCATTCTTCATCAACACCAACAAGGGAACCTGCGTATTGGAATCGCCGCGGGTACTGATTACCGACCGTAAGCTGGCGCAGATTACACCGGAATGGATGGCGCTGCTGGAACGTGCGTTTCAGGGCGGCAAGCCGTTATGGATTGTGGCTGACGACTTTAGCGGGCACTTCCTTCAGGTGCTCACGCTCAACAAGCAGAAAAACGGTTTCCCGGTACTGCTCACCAAGGCTCCAGGGGTGGGCTTGCAAAAGAAAGACTGGTTGCATGACCTGTGGGCCTACTGTGGCGGCGTTCCTATCTGGGGAGAACTCGGGCAAGAGAATCCGGTTGAGAATCATCGACTCGGGGAAGTGCGGCGCGTGATCGCCAACCGCACCACAACTACGGTCGAAGGCATTCCGTCGGCTGCGGTGGATATGCGGATGGCCGAGATCAGGCAAGAAATGCAAGTCTCCGGCGATCCATTCACGCGAGACAAGTGCCAGGAACGCATCGCCCGCCTGAGCGGCAAGATAGTCACGCTGAAAGTTGGCGGCTCGACGGAACTTGCCCGCAAAGAACGCATGGACAGAATCGAGGATGCCATCAACGCAGTGCAAAAAGCGATTGACGGCGGGGTAGTGCCGGGGGGGGGCGTGGCCATGTGGCAATGCTGCGATCCAATACTGAAAACGACAGGACAGGTAATCGTAATGAACGCGGTAATAGAGCCATTTCGCAGCATCATGGCTAACGCCGGCATGAGCCTGAACGAGCGTGTTATACAGTCATGGGAATGCTTCGACGTAACCTCCGATAAGGTCGTTGATGCCGTCGAGGCCGGAATCCTCGACCCGGTGACTGTGGTTAAAACATCATTGCGCAAGGCCGCATCCGTGGCGGCTCAAATCCTGAGCGCCGGGGCGCTGATTATTGAAGAGGTGACAACGAAATGAAGCTGCCTGCGGCCAAGAGAACCCTTCAATTCGATTACGACATGAGCGTGCTGCCCACGGAGCAGGTCATGGAGAAGTACGGCATCGGGCAGGAGGAGATGAACAACTACATCTCGTGGCGGGCGCGGGGCATCATGCTACCCGATTTACAACCGGTAAACGGCTCCGAAACCTCCCCTGTGAAAGCTCAAACAAATGAAAACAAAGATGTGCCCATTGGCGCCGAAAAGCCGCAATCCGGCTACTTCCTGGATGACGTTGGGGGCCACAACATCATCGTGGAACGCACTTCGCGGGAGCATACCGGAAGGCTCTCCATCCCTGATAATCAGGCACAGAAAAGCGACTTGGCGTTCGTTCGCGCCGTCGGTTTAAGCGTGGAATGGCCGCGCGTGGGAATGCTTGTGCTGATTGACCGCTTCGCTGCCGCAGATGCCGAAATCCGTCTGCTCGACGAATACGGAATAGAGCGTCCCTACCTGCTGTTGCGCGATGTGGACGTGTTCTGCTCGCTCAAGAAATCCAACGCGGAGCCGCAGGAAGGCTGGCATCAGGTGAAGCCGCGTGGATGACTTGGTTCGCGACATCGCCCCGCCGTGGGCCAAAGACCTACTGGCGAAATTCGGGATGAATCGCCATGGGGAACCGCGATATAGAGTGGCTTGGGCTCCTTACCGAGTCCGAATTATCGGCGGCACGTGGCACGACGGAACCGAGCGATACAGTCGTGTGCGATGTTATATGCAGGTTCGTAGCTGGGTACTCGAGCGCCACCGTCCTAATTGCTGGTACGGACCGCCGGAAACATGGCCGGTTACCGAATCTGGTTATTTGCCAATCGGTCCATACCCGGAGCGGGGACGATACGATTTGGTGTATGCGTTCCGTGGAGGAGATTTTTTAAGCCATGCCTTCCTGTTGATGCTGGTGCGCTTGGATGTCTTCCGCAGGTATGACAGCGTGGAAGAAATCGAATCAAGAAACCGGGAAGAATACGACTCCGAGGAATCGGCCAAACAGGAGCGCATTGACGAGATTTGGGCGGAATCGCGCATGAGCAGGCAACAGATGACCTTCGGGCAAGGCGTTAGCTACAGCCCCGATGCCGCCCGCGAGCGCAAGCGGCTGGAATTGAGAACGATGATTGAGCAGATGGAGTGCAGGCGCGTGCCCACTGGATTTCAAAGCGGAAAGGAATTGGCAAATGCCCAACATATTCAGGCCGGAAGGTCTCAGTAGCCGAGCGGAACAGAGCATCCCGCGCGATCAATCGGGAGTGGTGGAGCCTATGCGCCAATCCCAGATTCGGGAAATCAACCAGCTCAATGAGAAGTTCCACTACATTTACACCGTTTCTCCAATTTGGCTTCATACCCGCTCCACGGCTATTGGCACATTGACCCTGCAACCGCGCAAGGCCAACGAGGAAGTTTCCGCGCCAATGCGGATTCGCGGTTGCCACGTCAAAACCGCTCCCGTCGGCTTGACGAATACCTTGCGTCCATACGTGATCGAAGGTATTGACATAGTGCGCCAGTTTCTCGGGCTCGATCAGTCGGACCAGCCGGCAGATAAGATCATTGGCGGAAACTGCCTGATAAATTACGGATGCTTCACGACCGATCAGCCATTCGAGCAGTTACCGCCGGGTGAGCGGGAAGAAATTCGCGCCAAAGCCGTAGCGTTGCACGACATCATGGTGGCCGATACGCTGGCTCGTGCAGACGCGATGTTTGATTCCGGCGATGGCAAGTTTGTTGCCCATAGCAAAATCTTTCATGCCTGCACTCGTTATATGGGAGACCAGAAGAACCACCGCTGGTCACGGGCCCCCCGTGAGGTTGCGGAAGAAAAGAAAGCTCTCAAAGAGTGCAAATCATGCGCCGAAGAGGTTGCTTTCAAGGCAAAAATATGCCGTTTCTGTGGCCGCAATCCCGATGTAGAGCCTACCTTCGCAGAGGATGTGCCCAGCAAGAAAACATCTATTAAGGCGTGAGCGATACCCCGGCAAAGAGTTTCTCCATTGACGTAACGCTGTTCGGGTCGAAGGTGGATCAGAGCGCCATGGCCGCTACCTCTTTGCCGCCCGGTGCTTCCCCGGCAAACGCCGATTGCTACTCCATTCCCGGCCAGATTTCCAGCCGGCCAGCCCTTCAGCGGGTATTTCCGTATCCCATCACCCAGCCTAGTTCCATTAGTTCGCAAATAACGGTTGTCGGTAATGCGGCGCCGTGGACGGAAGTTGGCTCGAATCCCACGGTGCCGGGAATAGGCTCGGGGGCCGCAGCAACCACTTTCCCGGTGACTCCGGGAACGCGCTACGCGGTGCAATTCACCGGCGGGGTGGTTATTCCGAACGGTTTCCCCGCCTACGATGCCACAGGAATGCCATGGTCAAACGGCAGGGCTACCGGCTTGGCAGGGCAGTTTGTGCCTGCCGACGGCACGGTATGCCAAGGCTCCTGCGCGATTGGCACATGGCAGGATGGCTCGGGAAATATCATCGGAACGCCGTTTGCGCTCAATGATTATTTTGGCGCAACGGCTCCTGCAGGTGCAGCAGTTCTGGCTATTGGCGTAAATTCCCTGTTCACCAATTGGGCTGACAATAGCGGCCAATGGACTTTCGAGCATTGGACTGATTTAGCGGGAAACGCTTCCCAGATTCTGGCGCTCAAGGAATTTCAACCACCGTCCGGCGATTGGCAGGTAAATTTTATCGACTTTGCCGGTGAACAATGGTCAACCTCGCCAATCGACGCCGCGCCCTGCTGGCTACCGGGCTTGATTCAGTGGGTGCGCGCCAATTCGTTCTTTCAAGCGGAAGATTGGGGAAATCGCCAGTGGTATGCCTATTTTGAGGCAACCGGATTTCAAGGCAGCGGCGACGCTACCTTGAGCGCCAACTTCTGCGGCAGGGACATTCCCCGCTATTGGGATGGGGAGCAACTGCGGCGCGTCACTCACGATGCGCCCGGGGTCGGGCCCGGAGTTGTTGCAGTTCAGGTGCCGGGTGTTCCACTGACGGATATTGTGGTTTCCGGATATAGTTCGACCGTGACGATGGCCGAATCCAGCGGGGCGCGCACGGTCACAACTCCGGTCTACACGATCATCAATGGCCATATAACCATTACTTACAAACAGGTTACCGGGTACTCCACTCTGACGCTCACAGTGGGCACTGCGCCTACGGCGGCCCTGGTTGGCCAGACCATTCAGGTAACAGGATTCGGGTCTCCGGTGGACGGCTCTTATACCGTGGTCTCGGTCAATATTCCCGGCTCGACCATTACGGTAACTCCGGGAACCGGTACAGCCTTCATTGACGTTACTGGAACCGGTTCCATTGTGGTATCCAGCGCGACCTATGCGATTCAGCGGCTGAACAATCAGGTGTACTGCCCGATTGGCGCAACCAACATAGTGCCGGAAGGAATCGGGATTGGCGATTGGGTAAGCGTTCAGAACACGGCCAGCAACAACATCACGGGGCCGGTAATCGGGCCAAACTGGTCGGTGACCTCCATGACGCAGGACAGCAATGGCGTCGTGACGGTTACCCTGAGCACGCCATTGCCGAATCTTCCTCCCGGAGCCGTGCTTTACCTTGACGCCGATCCCAGCGATCCCAACTTCGCCTCCGGGTATATTACCGTTACCGACCTGCTCTCGGTTACTGCGACTACCACGGTATTTCAATGGCAATCGCAGAATCCGGTGGTGGCTACGGCTATCGGTTCGCCGCTAATGTATCAGCAATGGTGCGGCCTTGGGGGCACCTATGGCAATGCGGCGCAGATTCAGGCAATCGAAGAAAATCCCGGCGGCCTTTCCGGCTGGTATGTAGTCTATTACCAGCTTGGCCCGGACGTTTCGCTGCCGACGAGCAGCGTGACTGACGCGGTTCTGCTGTTCGTGCCGCAAATTCCCGCCGGACCACGCTCGACGGCGATCTCCTTTTTGCTGGAGAATGGCGAGATCACTGCTCCGTCTGTGCCGGTAAATTTTGTCGTGCCGGGATGGTTGAATGCGAGCACTACCGGGTTAAGCACCAACTACATGCAGGTGGGGACGGCGGCAGCTCCCATTCCGCTTGGCCCGGCGGGCACAGTGGGACGCATCCTGGAATTTACGCCGGCCTACGGCGATAACTGGTACTATCTGGAACCTTTCGAGTTGCCGGCGATTGCCGGATTGCCGCCCATTTCCCTTCCAGGAACCATCGTGATGGACAACACCACCACGTCGCTGGTGGTTGATTTCTCCGACAATGAATTGGTTGGCGGCATCCAGATTGACACCGATGGAAACAATCTTTTCTCCTGCACGATTCTTGCTCCCTGTCTTGGTGTCCGCGAGTATTCCAACCGCCTGATGTGGTTTGGCGAGCAGAACGCCGTCAAGAATTTAATCAATCCGACGATTGACGGCGGCTATATCGCGCGCACCGGGTTTCTCAACTACACCAACGGATCATGTTCGGGACTATCCGGACTTACAGTGGCAGACATTGGCGCGCAGATTCAGATTACGGGAGTACCCGCCGATACGATAACCACCTTCGTTATTACCAATGTTGGTGCACCAACAAGTTGCGCCGTGCATCCGCAACCTGCGGCCACGGTTACCGGAGCGCAATATACTATCTTCAGCCCTGCCGGCTATCCGCTCGGCTGGCAGGTAAGCGACACTGGGGCCAACGGTAATCTGATTCAGCGTGAAGGCGTGCGCAGCAGTGAAGGATTGGCCTACCAGATTACCGCCGATGGCTCAACGATCTCCGGAAACGTGGGCAATGGACTGATTTATCAGCCCTGCGATGTGGATTATCTGGGCACGCCGATCTTAATCCCTTCCACTCCTTACATGGTGCGCCTGATCGTGGAGCAGACGAACCAGACCGCCAATGGCGATCTGATCGTGGATGTTTATAATCCCGCCTATGGCGTGCTAGCCCAGGCAGTGTTTCCACTCGGCACTATTGCCGTGCCAACGATTTCTGCGCTCGGGCCAAACTGGTATTCGCAGCCGCTTTTCACCCTCCAGCAATTCCCCGGAGAGTCGCCAAGCCAATATCCTTCAGGAACCATTATTCGCGCCTATTTGACGGGTGCGAGCAGCAACACCGTTACCATTGACGAAATCACGCTCATTGACATATCGCAACCGGTCAACCTTCAACAGGCGAGGCTGTCCTATGAAGACAATCCGTTCAATTATGACGGGGTAACCGGAATTATCAACCTGGGGACACAGGACGCCATAACGGCGGCTTTCCGGCAGCGCGGCTACCTCTACATCAATTCCACCGGGGGCTTGTATCAGTCTCAGGACAATGGGGTGACCGAGCCGAATGGCTGGGGGCAGCCGACGCTCTATTCCGAGAAGTGCGACGCTTTTGGGCCTAACGCCGTGGACACCGCCGGCGAGACCGCTTTCTGGATTGGCAACTACGGCACCCGGCTGTTCGACGGTTCCCCGGAAGTAACCAAGATTTCCCAGGAAATTCAGGATACCTGGCCACAACCGTTCGGCACATTCACTATGCCACAAATTACGCAGCCGCAGTCGCTGCATTCATGGCTGAAGGTGGATACGATCAACCGGCATGTTTTGATCGGGATTCCCACCGGCGGGTCTCCGTTGCCGTCGCAGATAATTTATATCGGCTACAAAATGAGCAACAAGCTCTATAACATTCCCGATCCCATTCACGTATCGGCCATCAGTGGACGGATCATCGCCACTGATCTGGCGCGGCGCACTTCCCCGTGGACAATTGCCGCCGGGGCTGCGGATATGTGCCATATCCCCAACGGGAACGGCGGCTACACTGTGGGAATGCTGGTCGGCGGATGTGGGGTCGCGACAGCTACGCCATGCGGAAACCTGTATGGCTTCGATTTCAGCTTTACCAAGCACCACGATGACGACGGAACAACGCCGATCAACGGCTGGTATCAGACCTATTTCTTCATTGCGCACGATTTGGAACAGCAGCCCATTCTCGGTCTCTACGAGAAGATTTATCAGTACCTCGCTTACCACTGCTACGGAGTGGGAAACCTGATCCATCAGGCGTTTATGGGGTCGATGAATGTTGCCGCAGCGCCGTTTCCGCTGTTGCCCCTGCTGCCGGGAGATATGCCATTCGATTTTGAGAGCAAGATCAATGTGACCGACACGGAGAGAATGTCCATCCGGTTCTGCGCGATTCCCGCCCAAGCCACGATCATGCTGGCGTTTTCCAATGGAACCACCGCCACGTATACGGTTGCGCCGAGCGCCGATGGCCAGCAGCATAACCAGTTTCTGGTGGGCGATATTGCCACGGTCACCGGCTATACCGGAGGCAACTCCGATTTGAACGCCGCCGGAGAAGTAATCGCCTCGACCAGTTCCAGCTTCACGATTGCCAATGGCAATGTGGTGGCGCAAAGCACGCAGGCGGGGAGCGCGGTTGGCCTGGATACGTTCTTCGTGGTGAGCAGCATCGTGGTGTCGTGCGAACTACGCAAGACGGCTCCCATTCGGGGAACGATCTGGTCGGCGCCTCCATCGGCTGCGATCATTATTCCTCCAGTGTACTGATATGCCGAAGATTGCGATCAAAAACCTTGGGTACATTCAGTCGATCAAACTGGAGCATTCGTCCGGGGTGATTGACGGCAGCAAGATTGCCGAAGCTCTGCAATCGGTGGCGATTCCGATTCAGAATAGCGCCTCTTATTTGGCGCAAGATGTGAGCGGAACGCCCGCCGTACCGCCGCTAATTTCAGCCCTTCAGGCGCAGCACTGCGGCAAGGGATTGGTCGATTTGGCGATTACCGACAATTCCTCCGGCTTGCAACAGGCAGTGGGATACTGGATTGAATACTCCAACGACGGATTTAAGACCTCGCGCCCGCAATTCATCGGAGGAGCCCGCAATCACCTGATGACACTGCCCAACGGGCGCTGGCAATTCCGGGCCTTCAGTCAATATCAAACCGCCGGATCACCGAATACGCCGGTGGCAGCTCCAGGTACGCTGCTCATCAATGATTCCACGGCTGGCGACACCATTCTTTTCCCCAGCCAGGGTTCAGGCACGGGGCGACCGGGAGAGCAGGGAACTGGTGCTGGCAAGACCGTATCTCGCGTCTGACCTTCTCGCCGTTGCCGCCCTGTATAGAGCCGGCGGGTATGGCTTCGATATGCCGTCTCCGGAGTCCCTGCTTGGAGCTACGGTTATCGAGCACGATGGCCGCATAGTGGCCTTCGCTGGGGCGCATGTCCAAGCCGAAATCATCATGTTGCTCCACGTGGAACAATCCCCGCACCTGAAAATCAGCGAAATTGCCAATTTGCATATTCCGATATTGGCAGCTTGCGAGAAGGCCGGCATCGAGAAGACGTATGCCGAAGTGGACACCGAACGCCATAGGGGCTTTGGAAAGCGACTGATGGCAATGGGGTGGCTCAAGAGCCAAAAGGAGATTTTCAGCATAACTGCCGCTAAATGCCGGGAAATCTTTGGGCTGTAAGCGGTTATCATCTATTCAATTGTGAGTAAGTCGGCCCAAAATGAGGCGAAAGCGAATGCCGGTACGGCGCAAGGGTGGATGCAGCAGTTTAATGCTTCGCAAGCCTCAGATTTATCCCGGGTTTTGCCGTTTCTCAAGCAGGAAACGCTCAATGCGCAGGGTATCGGGCCGCAGGGAATGGCTGAGGCCGGCAGCGCCATTACCGGCACGGCGGCGGGTGCCGGGGGAACCGGAAAAGGGCTGGCCGAACTATTCGCCCAGCGTACCGGCCAGAGTGGAAACGTGGGCACAGCGGCCAGCGATCAGATAGCGCGCAACGCCCAAAATCAGGTCGCCAGCGGTTCCAACGCCCTTAGTTTGGAGAATGTCGGCATAAAGCAGGAACAGCAGCAGGCTGGGTTGTCTGGGTTGCAGAATGTTCAAAACGAAGAAGTTAATAATGCCGAGAACATGCTGGCGCTATCGAATCAGGGAATCGGCGCGCAAAACAGCGCGGATCAGGCGACGATGAACGAGATTCTAGCGCCATTGAAGGCAGTCGGAAGCATTGCCAGCGGAGTAGCTACGGCAACAGCATGAGTAAATGGGGCTCCAACGCGGCGAAGGGTGCAGTGCAAGCCGGTTCTCTCGGTGGCCAGCAGGACATGGCCACGGCCAATGGTATTCGCGGCTCCTACCTTCCTATTGAAGAAAGCGAGATGTACAACCCTATCGGTTTGACGCCGGAAACGATGGCTCGCGCCGGGACGCAGAGCGGGGAAGCGGGCAGTGCGCGCGCCGGGGCGGGCTCTGAAGCGGAAATGCTGCGCTCGAGGGGAAATATCGGGGACATTGGCGGTCGGGCGGTAGATACCTCGGAGCGGCTTGGCGACATCCAGCAACGGGCAAACATGGCTCCGCAACTGGAGGATATCAAGCTCAAGGAGCAGGAGCGGCAGGCCGGGGCCTTGGGAACCGAAAAACAGCTTGGCTCGGACATTAGTGGAGACGAATCAAGCCTGCGCAACGATATTGGCTCAATCAATGAAAACAGCCAGAGTCAGAACGCCACGACCGATGAATGGTTGGATCCGATTCAGGCGGCGAGCAAAGCCGGTGGTGCGGTTTACGGGGCTATGAATAATATCATGGGAGATTCTATCCCGGATTCACCCAACACCGCCGGCATGAACTCAGGCGGCCCACCGTTGCCTGATTTCAGCGGAATAGGACTTCCGCCAGAAGAAACAGCGAATGGTGCTCCGGCTTTACAGTAGGTGATTATGGCTGATTACGACGACGAGGATTATCGGGCACGGGAATCGCGGGGCGCACCACCGCTGCAAGTGGCTGCTCCCGTGACCCAGCCAGCGTCTGTAGCGGCTCCGGTTGAACGACCGGGTGCAATGCCTATGCCGATGCCGCAGGCCAATCCGACGCCAGCCACGCCTTCACAGGGAGCACCATCGTTGCCGGATAACTACGGAACGGACTGGCAGGCCAAAGAGGCGGCGCGGACGGCCAAGGCCAATGTTCCCTATCAGCCGCTTTATCGCTCACTATATGAGCGCACCGGCAACATCCACAACGGGTTGGAGCGTGCCTTGGCAAGAATCGGCTCCATTGGACTCGGAGTATTGGATACGGCGGGCACGATTGCCGCGCCTGGGATTATGAGCGCCATTCCCGGAACTGCCGTCAACGAGGGCTTGCGGGCCAAACACGCATCGCAGGAGAAGAGCGCGGAGTCCCGTCGGGAACTGGAAGCGGCAGAATCACACAAGGCGCTAAATCCGCCGAGTGAATTTGGCCCGTTTCCTGGTGCTGCCGGGCCGCAAGGAGAAGCCGTCGCCTTGGATAAAAGCACGGGCAAGGCCGTGGTTGAACCGCAAACATCCGTCAAGGACACTGGGCCCAGTCCGTGGCGTGCACTAACGGGAGCGCAGGGGCCAAACGGTGAGCCCGTAATGTACAACGAGCAGACCCATGAAACCGTGCTTGCTCCCGGAATGAAGATGAAGCCGCCTAATCCCAGCGCCGAGCAGGATGCGCAGCGGTATGAATCCATTCAGCAGCAAATAAACCAGCAATTGCCGGTGCCCCCGGCTGAAAAGGCATGGGCCAAAGGCTATGAAAAGTTTAAGGGTCTGGGCAGTGTCCCTCCAGCGGTCATCCATACTCAGGAACAGGCCCGGCAGGGGGAGGCGAACCGTGTGGAGCATAGCTCCAATGTCCACGAAGCAATATTGGAAAAACTGGAAGCGCCGATTCGGCAAAAACTGGATCGCTTCGCCAATAATAAAGCCACTATCGACGCTGGCACCCCACAGGCCGATGCTTTCATAGCGCCGGAATTGTTGAGCGTGCTGGCCGGAGGGCAAGGCTCCGGATTGCGTATGAACGAGGCCGAAATCAACCGTGCTGTAAATGGACGATCACATTGGGACTCATTGGAGGCCGCTATAAATAAGTGGTCGAGTGAGCCCGGCAAGGCCCTCAGCGTTACTCCCGAACAGCGGCTGGAAATGCGCAATTTGTCGCGCATTATTCAATCCCGTTATGCTCTTCAGGCAAAAATTCTCGATGATTCCCGCAGCCACTTGGTGACGGCGGAAACTCCCCAGGAACACCGGCAGATTATTGCCGACACGTACAAGAAATTAAATGCCGTCAACGAGGGAAAGGTGACCACTCCTGAACTAATAAACGCCGCGATGAAAAAGGCCGGAATTACCGCAGATCAGGCAAAGCAATCCTTTGTCGCCCAGGGGTGGGTGGTGCCATAATGCCGGAACCATTCAATGCCGATGAATTATCGGCGGAACAGGATAAAACCTCGGATGCTGCAACCCCACCACCGCAACAACAGGGCAGCTATCTCCAAGAGGGATTAGCCGGCCCGCTTCGCGCACTCAAGGGCATGTATTCCGGCTTTTGGAATACCTTGCACCATCCCAGCGATACCCTTGACCAGTTTGCCGACCAAACCAAAGCCATGTTCGACGCCGGCGCTAAATCTCATGCGTCCGGAGAGAATCTGGCTGGCTCAACCCTTGCCGGCCTTGAACAAGCGCCGGTAATTGGCCCATTGGTGCGCCGGGCGGAACAGGCAGGCCCCGGATACGCAAAGTTTGAGCCGGCAACCCTCGGAGCGGTGACCGAAGGGGCAACTTACGCCTTGGCGCCAGAACTTGCCAGAAAAGCATTTGGAGGAATGGAGAAATTTGCCAAGCGCAAGGATTATCTGGCCGATCCAGTGGAAGCCGGGAAGCACGTCGCCAACGCCGTAAATCCGGGCGCCAAGTTGCTTCCTAACCTGATAGAAAATCTTACTCCCGAAAACATTTCCCGAATCAAAGCCGGGGGCACAGTTGAGAGCTTGTCTGATTTGGAAAGGGTGGCGCGCGAGCAGGGAGACAAGGCCCGCGAGGTATACGTAAAGCAGGTTCTGGAACCGGACAAGGGAGAGATCGTCCCTATTCCCAAGGAACTTTACGATGGCAAAACGGTTGGCGACCCAGGCACGCGGGCGACTCTCGGTGACATAGAAAAACGCCTCGCTGACATCAATAAAACGCAACGCAATCCGCAAATGTTGGCGAGTGAGGGAGCGCGGCGGGCCGGCATTGGAAAGAATGTTGATCTTGCCGCCGAAGCCCAGGCTTTACGGGAAATTATCTATCGCGAACACGGCATCCGTCACGGGTTGTCTCCGGATCAGGTTCGCGCCATGCGGGAGACTTTCGGGAAGTTGGAAAACATCGCAGATGATGCCAAAGAGGCGATCGCTCGCAACCAGACAATCAAGAATGTGGAGAGCCAGGAGGGAACCAGAATAGGCGGGGCGCTAACTCCTTACGGCCCGCACGCCAGCGTCAGGGGCGGTTTTCGGATACCCTTCACCGGAACCAACCCGGACGCCATGATTAAGGACGCTTTCTCCCGAGTCCAAGTTCAGCCCGCATCTGAACCTGCGATAGCACCGCTCGGAACAGCCCCCGGCAATCAATCCAGGCTTGATAAAAGCTTATTTGATACCGGGGGAAATGCGCCGGTTAGGAGTCTTGACCGGATCAAGGGCGCATTCGAGAGAGATCGCGAAGCTCGCTCCCAAGCCATACAGGACAGCCTGAGATTGCCACCAAACGCAGAGGAACTGCTAAAGCCTCCTCCGGATACTCCGTTTACCCCACCAAAGTCTCTTGACCGGATCAAGGCAGCAATCAATGCAGCCCGGGAGGCCGAGGAAAACGAAAGGATATCCAGGCAGCTAACCGGGCGAGGTCGCATGACCACCAATACCACCCAGCAGTACGCCCCTAAGCTACCGTGATATTTGTTTTCTGCATCCATCGCACGGGCACGCCGCGCAGATAAGAGACCACTTGCACTCGCCACGATTTTAGTTTGCAACTCACGTTAACAGGTGCCGATCATACTACGAGGTAATCGTCCGTGTTCGCTCTTGCACTCGCTCCGTAAACTATAATTTTGCACTCGCCACAATATCTTGGCCTTCTCTTGCACTCGCTCCGTTGCCGCATATTCGCCTGCAACATTTGCCAGACCCAAAGGAAGGCTTTGACCCCAGCTCTTGCACTCGCTCCGTTGCCGCATATTCGCCTGCAACGTAAACAGCTTGCCCTTTGGAATCGACTTCAATCCTCTTGCACTCGCTCTGTTGCTTCATATCTCCTGCAACGTCGCAAACTTTGCTCAGGAAGGAAATAGCGTGGTGATTGCACTCGCTCCGTTGCCGCATGTCTTGCACTCGCTCCGTTACTTCATATTCGCCTGCAACACTGCCTGGGCCAGCACGCCATAGGGTGATTGCACTCGCTCCGTTACTTCATATTCGCCTGCAACCGCTGTCCGGGAGGCTGATCGGCAGCCGTCCCGCCTGCTTGCACTCGCTCCGCAATTCCCGTTGTCGAAGAAGGTTCTCGCCGTACACGCTTGGCCTTAGTTCGCAAACCGTCTTTCTGCTCAGAATCGGCCTTGATTTGCGAAACTTCAATTCCCGCCTTATCGCAACTGTTGCGTATTGACTGCTCAATCAGACTCCAGTTCAACAATTCGACAAACGACTCCGCCATTTTTGCCGACGTGGGAATTGCCAGTGCTCCCACCTTCCACTTGGCGCATTCCTTGACCACTGCAGACCCCAGTTGCTGCGCCCAAGTACGCTGGTAATCCGTCCATGCGCGGCTGATTTTTGACAGTGTTCCCGAACGGTAGATGCGCGTCCTCCTGCGCTTCAATTTCTGTCCGCGTATCAATCGCCAACACTGAATGCGACGGCCTTCAATCTGTTCCTTGCGTCTCGCGGCTGCCAGTACATCGAAACCAAACGGGATGGTGCGCGGACCGGCTTGCAAAGATAATCCAGTGGAAGTTATCAGCAGTTGCGCCGGTAATGATGAACCGGATTCATCGACCTCTTCCTGATACGAGAATCGCAAACTAACCTTGTAGCCGTCTACAATGACTACTTGTCCCTGCGTGATCTTGGCGCTACCCGCGATCAACCGTTCCAGCGTCTCGCGGTATGGCCCAGCAAGTCCTTTCACCCATAGACGCATGGCGATTGGTTCTTCCTTGGGAAACACGGACAAAGACGCCCAGAGAAAACCATCTTCGTCCCGCCACAGTCGCACCCCGCGCTCCCTGACGCGAATGGCTCCGCGTCGATGAAACGACGGCAACGAGCACTCTCCGCGCATAACTTCTTTTCCGCGGGCCTTGATGATTCCTACAACTGTCTTGGCAATGGCATCTCTGGAGTAACTAGACAGCTTGTCCGCCCAATCACGGTAACGACCTTTGGCATCAGCCTGCTCCATGGCCAGCGCGTCCAGCAGTTTATCACCATCCTCCGCAGCGTCCTTGTGGCGGTAAAGCAAATAGTTAGCCGTCAGGCAGTGATTGCCAAACTGGCTACACAGGAACGATGCCTGCCGCAATCTTGACATTAACATCCGGTGCTGCTCTTCATCCGTATGGTGACGCTTGAGATCGGCGCGAAAAACGCGATTGATAATCATAATCCCACTGAGACCCTAGATTGCACTCGCCATACTTGCCTTGCACCCATTGTCATTGACACCCTCTCGTACTACGTGGGCATCAATGATCCGGGAAATAAACTGTTTGGCTTCGGCTAATGACCAGGCATTAATGCAATGGTCACAAGTGTTTCGGTCAGGCGGGTAAATGGGAAACACTTGCTGGTGCGGAAGCGGGTTGGGCAAGCCATCCCAATTGATCTCCCATACATTCTCCGGATCAGGTTCGCGCCATGCGGGAACCTTTTCCGTCCATTCCGGTAAATCGGTTGGGCAAGCCATCCCAATTGAACGGTGGCCGATGGTGATTCGGCCAATAGGAGTAGTGACAACATACCATGGTTTCTGTGAGCAGCATGGCTGCTTGCAATATTGGTTCGGAATCTCTTCAGTGAAGATCGGACAATCGAATAACGCTTCAATTGCAAGACGATTCGAGGCGCGTTGAGGGTCGGCGATTTCTGCTAGTCTGGCGTTTTCTATTTTAATGGCATGCCCTATCTGGGCTATGGCCTGGGCTGATATATTCCTCTCATCGCTACTGAAATCCCGTTTAATGCCACCGACCATAATCCGGACGCCATAATGGCCTGGCAGTTCACAACTGGCTACCATTTTATAATTCATGTTGAGACTCCTATGCATCGAGGAAGGGCTTTTACCATGCACTCGTTTTTATTGGCGTGGCCCGCCAGGGCGATACCTAGCGGGCCTTTGGGCAGGTGCAAGCCGCCCGTCCTGCGACGTTGGCCGCAGAAAACTTGTGTACCATTTGGCATACCCTTGCACTCGCCAGTTCACTCCACGGCGAGCGCATGAGCCGAGACCGCAGCATTTCCGCTCCCACCGTGTGAGCATGGAGGAAAATATGACCATAGCGAATATCAGTACAATGACGCAGGCGAAAAAGAGTGCAATGGAAATTTCTTGTCCTGTTTGCGGTGCTATGAGCGGGCAGGTGTGCACAGATAAGCTGCCCTGTTGTTGCGGTGGTGGGGTTGCAGCATCCGAGGTTTTATCCTGTTCCGCCGCTAGTTCCGCCGCTAATTCATCGGCATTGAATGGTTCCGGCATTATGGACGCTTCACTCCTCTCACCTTCAGCCACTCCAGCAGTTCATCGGCGCTGTCGCGCACTTCTAGCCACCAGATACCATAGTGCTCCACGTAGTCGCGAAACGCTCGCTGTTCGGTAGCGAGCCTACTGGAGCCGTATTTACACTCGCAAAATAGTGGCCAAATACACTCTTCCCCACAAAACGATATGCGCGGCAACAACAGCAAATCCGCCATGCCGCTTGTGTGCTTGACGCCCTTGGCATCCGCCCAGGCTCCGACGAACATCGGGCGCGGCTTGCCGCCTTTGCCGGTCACCGTGAACACGCGACTATGCATTCGGAAACACGGAATCCGGTATAGCGCGGCAACTTCTTCGACGGCGCGCACAACGGCGTTGGCGGCATTGGATGATTTGCTCATACACCCTTTTCCTCGTCGGTAAGCGGTCTTAGGCACCCTTCCGCGATTCCTCTTGTTGCATTCCACATATAGAAATTTCCATATGGATGCCGCACCACCTTGACGATGCGGAACGGCAATGGCTTCCTCTCTCCTTTAACCATCACTACCTGCCCAACCTGGAATTTTGGTTCGGTCCTTTCTGTGCTCATTTTCTCCGTCCTTTCGGCTTGTCGTCGAACACGCCGGGCATACCGTAATGATCTGTTGGCATCGGCTCCATAGGCTCTTGGCTTTCATCCTCGGCAGGCGGCATGGGCTGCTCGTGGGCCGGCGCTGACATAGCCGCCACCTTCGCCGCCACCTGGGCGCCTACCTGCTGCGTGCGGGTTGGTGCTTCGAGAATATTTCCGGCCTCCACGATGCCTCCGGCGTCAATTTCCGTGCCTGCGAAGTCCCCGGACTCGGTAGCCGCCTGAAGGTCAAGGGCGCGCGCCAACTCCACGGAAAGCGGCAGGTACTTTGCCAGCCGCCGGATGGTGGTTTTTCGCGCCATCTCTTCATAGTCGGTAACCCAGGGGCCGTTATTCGCCGCTCTGCTACGGGCGCGAATCTTGTCAATCTGATTTTTGCTCATTACCTCGAACTGAACTCCTCCGCCAACCAAACGGGCGATGGCATAGGCGTGAGTGATCTTGCCAGAATCTTCCTCTTCCAAGTCCGGAACGTGATTCAGCACAGGCTCAAGCCCGAGCGCGAAGTGAAACGCATCAGCCTCGTGTACAACATGCGCCTCAATGCTTATAATCTGCCCCGAGCGCCGCGCCAGGGAAATAAGTCCGCGATAGCCTGGAATAAATTGGCAGGTATCCTTGTATGGAATCAACCAGCCTTCCCCGAGTGAGCCGCCCGGTTCCAACCCTAGTTCTGCGGCTTGCAGAATCGCCAAAATCAACGATTGGCGCGTGCATTCCATCAGTTTTGGGGTTTTAGTGATAGCCGTGAGCGCCACTTTAATGATGCGATCGGGAGTGACATGTCGCGGACATCGCGCCGCAATCGCCTGTTTGTTGCGTTCCAGCATCTGCGCCACGGATTGAATCGGATTGGTAGAAAGTGCGGTTGTTGACATTATTCTCCTTCTTGTAATTCCTTGTGAACCTGCTTGGCCTTGTCCTTTTTCCACCAAGCTCGCAGATAGGCTATCCGCTGCGTCGGGTGCGTATGGCGCAAGATCACGTCCTCGGGAGCCTTCAGTTCCTGCGCAACCGCTTCCCAATCGGTCTGGCTGCCGACGGAAGAACGCACCCATTGAATCGACCCGATGGGGGTTATGCATTTCTTACCGTCGGCAACGAGGGACATCAGCTTATTTTTGTGAAGTTGCTTAACGGCTTCAGCTTCCGACAAGAGATTCTCCACGGCCTTTAAGCGGTGGGCTTCGTCCTCGATTTCAGGAGTGCAAGGCACTAAATTTTCTGTTCCCAGAGAAAAACGCCTTGCGAGATAACGACCGTAGCTCTCCGATTCATCAATGGGCGGCGGAATATGCATGAGCACATGGTCGTGCCAGAACGCCCCGGCTGCGGTCATGAGATCGCGGATAAGCTGCTCGTCGTGAACCACGCGATACTGCGCCAATGTGTTTCCGTTGAACAGGACGGCGAAGTTCACCGCCGGACGCCCCGTTACATGGCAATACCATTGCGCTTGCAGGATATATTGAGCGGGAATCTCATCTTCCCCGTTGCCCCATTCGTCCCCGCGACGGCCTGAGCACTTAATTTCCAGCAAGGCGTTGCCGCCGTCAATGTCGCCATCGGGACTGGCGAGTTGCCACGGCTCCGCGCCCACAACAATTGCGTGGTCGTTGAATTGAATGCATCGCGGGAAAACCTTTCCCAATGCGGATGGCGAGAATATCTGGACATGGAACTTATGCGCGTATCGCTGTCGAATAACCGGCTCCAAAAGCGTCCCCCAAAGAACAGCCTCAGAGTCCGGTGGCTCCTCTTTTTCCGGCTCAACCTTTGAAACGTAAACATCAATAGGTTTGCGCCAAGGGCTGAGATTTAGAATCCCGGCGATGTCCGTGCCGCCGATTCCTTTGTGGCGGGTTGCCAGCCACGATTCTTCCTGTTCGTTAAGCAATGTCCACCTCCGCCAGGTTACAATTGTCAATAGTCAAGCGAGAAAAAGAAGGCCACGATCATTGCTGCCCCGAAGATTCCCCAGGCCAGCATGAACAGGAATTGCAGTGCCGCGTCGGCTGCTTTATTCATCGCACTTCCTCCATTGCAATCTATAACTCCGCCAGTCTCTTCATATCCGCCAAGGCCGCTTCGTTGGAGTCATAAAACCGGGCGGGACAGATTTTGTAGCCGCCGGCGTCGTAAATCAGCATCGCCGCCAATTCCCAGTTGTAAAACCTCTCCAGCCTGGCTCCAGCCTCACCAGCCAAGGCAATCACCCAACCGGCACGGCAGTGAGTATTTTCGCAGGTATGCACAGCTTTCATCGCCAATGCTTCCGGCCGAGACGCCGCCGCATACACCGCTCTATGTATGTCTGGAATTACCG